AAAGTCTTGTTTTTAAACATTCATCGAGATGATCTTGAATTTTTCGTAGCTGGAAAATTCTTAAGAGGTTGTTTTTTTGAATGTCTAGGAGTAGGAATACCTTAATTTTGAAGTTTGGTTAACTTATTGACTAATTTATGATGTAGTGCTTATTAAATATGTAAAAACAAAAATACCTAAAAATATTATGTAAAAGACCTGATACGGATAGTTCCGGTCAGAAGACTAAAAATTATAAAAGAAAAGACAGTGATGACGTCGCAAAAATAAAAGACCTACGAGGCACACACCCCCAATGAAATTACAATTATATGAACCATGGAGGGTTTATTGTCGGAAAATGATTTAGGGTTGGTTCTGCCAACCCGACCCAAAACTATTTTGGATTATTTAACATTAGAAGTTTTTGATCGCTCTGTGCGAGATATGAACTTTGATGAGTCCGTTTCCTTTGAGGAATGGGCCGATGATGCAAGCGAAGTTCTGAAATTGGATAGGCGCCTAGCGGTGTCTGCTCAGATGAAGAAAGAGCGAGTTTCTCGTTCGGAGAAGAAGAAGGAGATAGAGGCTAGCGAGTATATTCGCGAGTCTCTCTCCCAACGATTTGATAGAAATGAATCTGTTGAACCAGGATCTCAAGGTCGATGTGATTTTTGTCGACATCCAGTTTATAATAGGAAGCAGGAACAGAGAATGAGAATGTTATTCCCAATTTTGACAGGGTTCAATTCTCAGGAATTCTCTATTGCTAAGATGCGGGGAGCTTTTGTCAAATTTTCTCGAATTATGTTTAATTTGGGCTGGTTTAAGGCCCCGAGAAATTTGTTGACATTTGCTACTCTTATAGATCGAGTTATTAAGCAGGCATATTTCATCCCACGTATTAATAATGACTATTCATATTGTTTGAAAGGTCAGGGTGAAAATACTTCTAACTCTCTTTCTTATTGGATTAGAGATCTCAAATTGTTTGTTAAGGTTTTTGGAGGGGATAGGTATTCTACCTCTCTATTAGCAGGGGTCTCTGAATGTTATAATAAGACCCTCAGAACTTATCAAATATCAAGAGGCGAACAGCCCGTTTATGCTCAAATGAAAGGTTTTATGCGACGAGCAATAGATGAGTCTGTAGCTGATGTAGTGAAAGAAGCTAGTCCCGGAATTATGAACGTTTTTGGAGAAGAAGTGAAGAGATATGTAACTTCTTTTATTTTGGATTGGCCAAAGCACATTGGAGATGTGATAGAGGGCATTGTAAAAGGATTGGATTGTGAATTTGTTACGAAGATTTACGATTTTCTCCATGATGTTTATCTAAAGATCAGAGGATGGGTTGAAAAATGGTGGAAGATGGTCGGATATACGAATTCGATGTTAGTAGATATTATTTGCGTACTCGTTATCTGTGCTTTTGCCACCCTCCTTTGGAAAAGTTTTTCCATATGTGCTGAATTGATGAAATTAGGTTTGGCAATGTTCTTTCAGAGAGTGTTTCATATAAAAATGAGAAGATCACTTGATGATTCTATTGATGCTCTTTTTCAGTCAGAGATTATAGACGCTCAATTTTTAGGTGCGACGACTTCCTTGTGTGCTATTGCAAGTGTTGTTGTTGCTGTTTTGGACGTTAAGTCTGTTTCTAAATTTTCATCTGTTATGAC